AATACGTTTTTGAGATTCTTCAAACCCTTTTCCATGTAAATTATTTTTACCATATTTAAGATTTATAAATCTACTAATAGCTTTATTAATTTCTAAATCTATTTCTTCTGGTAAAAGCGAGTCAGCTTGGAATGAATTAATCTTATCCACTCCTTGCTGAATTGCTAAATGCATTTGCGTAATATTCATTAGTATATTATTCCATTACATTGTTATTTCTTTAAGCTTTGCTCTTAAAGTTGTTAATTTTCCTGAATTCTTTTTATTCTTTAAAAAGATTACAGTATCTTCCATTGTTTCACCAAGTACCTCATCTATAAAAATAATCTGGTTACCTATTTTTCTTAGAACTCCTACAGATACCATTTCTTCAATTTCTGCTTTAACTTCTAAGTTTTTATCCATTGCTATTTTTACAAACCTTTTAGGTTCTTTAGTCTTTATATCATAAAGAGCTGTTTCAATTTGCTCATCAGTCAATCTATCTGGATTTATATTAGATATTAATCGTAATACACGTTTCATACCTTTTTTATCAGAAGACAACTTGATAAATTCTTTATCAGCATCTTTTCTAAATTGGATGTCATTAAATTTATTTTGCTCAGCTCTAGAAGTATCATAGATATAAAATCTTTGTCTTCCTGTCATTTCCTTTTGTGATATTGCCACATGAGGATGTTTTAAAGCAAATTGGTATTTAATCCAATCTATAATATTGATAGGGTCACCATCTTTGTTAGTCCCAACTTCCAATTCAACTCCTGTAAATCCTACAGGTATTGTCATTTCAGCCCAATATCTTTTAATATGTTTTGGCCAATCTACATGATCCGGAGCAACATCTAAAATACCATTTAAATATTTTTTTTCGTCACTTGCAGATAACCCTTTCAACGGTTGTCTATTTACATAGACACTACTTAATTTAGATACAGCTTCTGCTAATACCTCTTTTGGTAAGTGATTATTAATCTCCTTACGTCGTAAAAATATTTTTTTACTCATAGCTTAGTACTTTTAAAGTTTTAATTAATGGGTGTAAAGTATAACTCCCCTATAATTAAGTTAAAGAAGTGGGGGATTACTCCCCCACAACTCAACCAAAAAACCAATATATAGACACGCGATTAACGCCTTCTTATAGTGATGCTACACATTCAATGTCAAGAGAGGTGTCGAATCGTTTAAGAACGATACCTGCAGTTTTTAACATGTGAACAGAAGCACCATCCACGTCAGATGCTCTAGAAGTACCAGAGTCAAATCCACGAGGAACTACTGAACCGGCAACACACCATCTCATCATTTCACGACCTTTCTTAGAAATCATTTGTACGTTTGCTTGACCGTCATAGTTAGACTGATCAACAAATACCATACGGTATGATTCAAGAGAGTATCCTGTAACAGGGTGCTTAGCACGAGCATCAGCAATAGGACCATGATCAAACATAGGTAGTTTAACTACTTTTACTGAATGACCATCTACGTGATCATAAGAAGTAAAGTAACCAGTCACACCTAAGCTACGACCTGTTCCTGTAATAAAGCGGCTTTCACCACCAACTTTCCAAGCATTACTAGCATCACCCATGTAACCTTTAAGAGCTTCGTCAAATTCACGTGCTCCACCAGTACCAGTGTACAAAGTAACTTGCTTAGCATTAGCGTCTGTCATTCCGTAGAATAAGTCACCAATGATATTTTTAATCTTAGCCTCCGTTAAGGTAGAATAAGTATCTTTATTTACAATTTGCTCCAAAAGACCAGGACCAACAAGAACTGGTTGCCCATTCTCATCTTTCATAGTATTTTTACCTTGAGCATCGTAAGTCTTTTGACCGTACCAGTAATACATTTCACACTCTTCTTTAAAGTTAAGCATGTGAGTGTATTCTTCGTAATCCATCCAAAGTTTTGTAGAACCGCCACCTCTTTTAGGAAGTGTAAATTCAGCTACAAAGTCTTTAGCATTACCAGACATGTGGTATGATTTACGAATAGTACCAATCTTGTTACGAACCTTACCAGGAACTTCCCAGTTAGATGCATTACCACGAGAGAAGTCAACTCCTACTGGAGCGTACATTTGAGCCCAAAGGTCTCCAACTTTTCCAGCTGTTACTGCAAATGTTGGGTCAGGATTAACTTGTTGTACTAAGTACTTCCAGTTATTACCTGATACTTCGGCTTCTGCCATAATTCTAACTTGTTCTCCGTGCCCATTTACTAATACGTAGTCTTTAATAAACCACTTATCTGGGAATTCTAAATAAAATGTATTACCTGCTGAAGGCGTTACATCTTTTGCTAGAGGTCTAGTAGCCAATCTGTGAGTCTTAACTCGATATTCATATTCTAATCTATCAATAGATTTAACATTACCTACACCTTCAGTTAAAAATGAAAGCGGAAAACGCTTATCTTCTTTACCAGCTAGGTGTGTGATTATCGGTGACAATTCAGTTGGCTTAGACAACATAGCATTTGCGAGACTGTTCATATCAGTCATCTGCGAATCATTATAGAAAGATTTTCTAACATGAATGTTGTTTCCGTTTACTGCCATTTTTAATAAATTTATATATGCAAAGTTTAAATATTGCCGTTATTAAATTGAAAGATCAAGATCGTCTACATTAAATTTTGTATTTCTTCTTGTAGCTCGTTTTGCACTTTTAATTGATTCGTTATTTGAAGATAACTTATCTCTTAAACTTCTTGCTCTTTGAGTTTTAGCTTTAGTATTAATTAACGAGTTAAGGTCAAACCCTTTGTATAACAAGTAATCAATTGCTAGCTTAGACTCTAAGTCAGCTTCTGTGTGATCCAGATCTCTCTGTGTTGCGCCATTTTTATCCACAGGTGTAGAAATATAACTAAAAAACTTAGTTTTTTCTTTTTCTGGAATATTAATGCCTTTAAATTCCTGTGAGTTTTCTATCAATCCTGCAACTCCATCCCAAAACTCTTCTTGCTCTTTTCGAGTTTCTATGCTTTGTTGTCGTTGTTGCTCAAACATTGCCTCACGTTGCTGCTCTTGATACTTTCCTAAAGCATCTTTGGCTGCAGCCGCCTTATTATGTAATTTACCAGAATCTTCATAATCTTCTAGTAACTCACTTATAAACTCTTTATCGTGCCCTTTTAACTCAAAGTAATTTGATAAAATTATTCTTTGTGACGTAACATCATTTTCTTGTAGCTCAAATTTATTGTAATCCGTTCCTGGATCATGGGCATTCATAAATTCTTGCGATTCCCCGCCTTGCATTACATATTCTAAATGCTGCTTAACTAAAGGAAAATTTCCTAATACATCATCAATTCTATCATCCGCCATTTGAGATGCTATGTCTTTTGTCATAGCTGCTAATCCTTCTGGAGTATCTTCATACTCTTCCTCAACTTCGTATCCAAGTTTTTCAAGAACTTCACTAACAACAGTAGCTTCTTGTTCTTCTTCCTCTTCAACTTCTTCTTCATCTTCATCTTCTAGATGACCTTCAGGATCAACTTCTTCTTCTTCTTCTCCTTCTTCTTGCTTTTCAGCTTCTACATTTTCTTCTTCTTCTTCTTTTTCGATTTCTTCTTTTGGCTCAGGCTCTGGCTCGGCCATGGGTAAATCTATCCCATCTGTTATTGCGTCTGGTTCTCCAGAAATAACATCGTCTATAGTGATGTCATCTAACGCAATTTCATCGTGTTCTTCTGCATTCATATTGTTGGTTTTTATGTTAACAAAAATAGATAATATACCTAATACTTTTACATATCATCTAGTTTTTTAAATTGCTATTATTATATAGCACTTTACTTATTATTTCTCGGTCCTATAAATTTCTTCTTAGGTTTCCTAGAAACATTTTTAGTT